CACCATTAGCGTTAGTGTATTCGCCTGTTTTAGCGATTAAATCATGGGTTATTGCCATTTTGTATTTCCTTTAAGTTATTAACGATAGTTTCAATTTCAGACAGAAAAGCGATCACCGCATTCTGCATGGTTTGTATATATTCATCATCTCGATAAATACGCTTTACGAAACCTTGTAAATGATCCGGCATATCAGGATCAAAAGATATAAGGTCGCAAAATTCTCTTTTTTCATTTCCATTAGAACCGGGAACACAGGCTAATTGCCACATAACCTGATCGTAATATTGTTCTAATTGTTTGCCGCCTGTTAAAATATTGTCCAAGTGGTTTTCGGGATTGGGTATCTTGACCTCGATCAAGGAATTAGTGGCATCAACCAATCCGTCAGGTGAACATTGAGCGCCATCAATTGTAGGATGTAAAACAATCGCTACTTGATCCACAAAGGTATTATATTTAACTTCATACCAAGCCCTAGCCATTGGTTCTAAATCGATTCCTCGTTGCATAGCAGGTGTTTTATAAGTTTCTAATTTTTTACCTGTTAATCGTTCCCTAATAAGCTCATTTTTATATTTGCGTTTAATTAAAGATTCAGCACCATTTCGGCCTTCAGTTAATATATCGGATACTCTTGAACCCCCTATTTTTCCGATGCGGAGTGCATGCCATTCGCTACTGCCCTGCTCTATGCCTTTAATTATTCTATTCATAGTCGAGGACTTTTAATTTTGCCATATAAAGGCGCTAGTAAATATTTATCACCTAGCTCTCTTTTAAGCATTTCAATTTTTGTTCTACGAGCTTCTATTTGTTCAATCTCTTCAAAAGTATATTTAAATTGAACGCCATAAAAATTACTGTTTCTTAATCCGTCAATCATAGTTCCTCGCTTTCATCATAGCATCCGCCATTAAATAAGAAAGTTGAGCAATTCTTTCAGCATTATCTTCATCGCCAACAAGCCTATCTTCGTTTTGATAATCTTCAATTAATTTTGGCATAGCCAATCCTGCAAAATGATCCTTTAAAGTCATTTCTGATGCAAAAGTAATAATTTGATCATTTTCATTAACCTCAATCATAGCTCCGCCTTTCTTTTATCTTTAGCTTCAATTACAAGTTTAGATAAGGTGCGATCATTCTTAACTTCGCCCATGACAAAATTATAATTAGCTTGTAGCTCTTCTAAAGATTGTGATTGTGTAATTTTTTGAAGATAGTCTGATGCGTTAAGTGCGGCTGATTGGCCATCGTCATCGTCTGCATAGACAGATAAAAGCGCTGATAAACTATATCGGCGAATATAAGAAACGGCCGATCCTAATCCTTGCGCATCTTGTTTTTGTAAAGGGCAGACGGCAACATCCTCAATCCACTCCCCTGAACTATGGATTAAACGAGTTGTTAAATGGAGTTTATTGTCGTCTGAAGGACTTAACGATTGAAGTATGGCTATATTATTATCATTGAGTGGCTTTTTAACCGCATCAATAACTGAATTAATATTAGCGTATTTAGATTTGTAGTGAGGATTGGTAGAATCTTTGACGGCAAATTTAATTTCTTTTTGCGCCGACACTAAAGCTTCAGCAATCTGTTTGATGCTTTCCGATGTTTTCATCTTATCTTATCCTTAAAAAGTTTCGTTAAATAATACTTTCAATTGTAGCATCATAAATGCGTTTAGCCCAACTATTAGTTTCATGGTTATTATAAACATATTTGGCCATGTCTTTAATAGCTTTATTAAACTCATCTCTAATACGGCCTAGCTCATCATCTTTAGCATCAAATAAAATGCTATGTATCTTGCTAATAAATGGGCCTGAATCTTCAGCATCAGCATATAGATCGCCCCAGTTTTGACATTGGAAGGTTAAGTAATATTCAATCAGCTCTTGCATATTACAAATTTGATCATCATCACCATAAAAATCAGGATCAGGATGATGAAGCGCCTGAATATGTATCTTATTCTCAATTGCAACTTGATCAGACATAATGTCCTCTGTAAGTGATTGATTTGTCGTCATATTATACTCCTTTTAAGAATTTGTCTAGTAAAGGGTATAAAACATATAGCCATAAACCAAAATATGCATAAATGGCGATAGCATAAATCACTAATTTCTTGTTTTGTGTTGTCATATTATTCCTCTATTTTAGATTTATAAGGATCAATTTGTGTTTGAACATACTCATAATTACCACTTTGCGAATTATGCTTGAGTTTTGAATTTGGTGCAACAAACTCGTATTTGTCGGCAGTCCAGTTATATTTGAGCTTGGCATCTTTGGGGGCAAAGTTATATTTATCTTCAACCCAATTGTAGCGAAGTTTAGGTGATTCACCCCCGACCGCTAGGATCGGGAGTGCGATTAATAATGCGGTTAATAGTGCTTTCATTGTTGCACCTCATATACGCCAACTAAAGTTGCTGATTTGTCCCAAGAATAAGAACCTAATGCGGATTTTTTTGCTGATTCTAATGATTTATGCCATGTAACTGCATAACCATTATCTCTAATCCATCTTTGCTCTGTAACTAATGATGGCCAATAACCTTTTTGTTCAAAAAGATTAAATGCTTCTTTTGCGCGATTGCTGGTGCGAACAACTATGTATTGATATGAGTTTTCTGTAACTCTTTTGAAGATTCCTACTGGTGTATTTGCTATTTTTGTCATTTTAGTTTCCTTATAGTTTCTTATTAAAAATGTGTTGCTAGGTGTTACTATATACTTATCAATAATTATGTCAAACTTTTTTAAAATATTTTTATGCGCAATCAAGAACACTTGGCACAGTCTTTGCTTATTAAATGGTTTAGGTTTCAATATCCTTTAATGGCTAAATGCCTATTTGCTATACCCAATGGCGGCGCAAGGCATATAGGAACGGCAATTAAATTAAAGCAAGAAGGGGTTACGGCAGGCGTAGCCGACCTATTTCTTATGATCCCGGCTAATGGCAAGCATGGTTTATTTTTAGAAATGAAAAAAGAAAAAGGTGCTAAATTACAACAAAATCAAATAGAGTTCTTAAATCTAGCAGAATCAATGGGTTATGGTGCTGAAGTGGCCTATGGATTTGAGGAAGCACAAAAAATAATACAAAATTACTTGCGCGAAACATAAAATTTGTTTAATAATAAAAAAAGACAAGATAAAAGAAAGGCGATTAATTGCATTATTATCAACATAACATATCAGATTACAGGGCTGATACAGGCCATTTAACCCTGTTAGAGCATGGTTGTTATCATCAATTATTAGATCAATACTATCTTAACGAAGAGCCACTTCCTAAAGATATAGACAAAATATATCGATTACTTTCAGCGAGGACTAATGATGAAAAGACTGCTATTCAAAATGTGCTTAAAGATTTCTTTATTGAAACTGAAGCTGGTTTTATTCAAAGACGCGCTGATGACGAGATAAAGTTTTATCACGATAGAGTTGATCTAGCCGCTAAAGCAGGCCGTATAAGTGCCGAAAAACGGGCTAATTCCAACGGGCGTTCAACACTCGTTCAACGGGCGTTCAACCAACTAATAACTAATAACCAACAACCAATAACTAATAACCATATAGATATATCATCCGATTTTGATATATTTTGGGCAGAGTATCCAAAAAAAGTCGGTAAAGAAGCCGCAAGAAAATCTTGGAATAAGATAAGACCTAATTTACAAGATGTTCTTAAAACTTTAGCTTGGCAAAAACAAAGCAAGCAATGGTTTGAGAGGGGTGGACAGTTTATTCCTAATGCTAGCACTTATTTAAACCAGCATAGATTTTTGGATGAGCCGTCTGTATCAGTAACATTTTAAGGAAGGTTATGAATGAAATCTTATGTTTATGCGCGATTATGTGGGGTGAAGCAAGGGGTGAGCCTAATATGGGCATGGTTGCAGTCGGTTATACTGCGATTCACCGCAAAGCTGATCCAAACTATCCGAAAACTATTTGTGAAATAATGAAGCAAAAATCTCAATATCAGTTTTTAGATTTAGGGATGCCAAGTGAAACACAAATAGCTTATCTAAAACCGCTTGCAAAAGCGATAATAGAAAAAAAGATACATGATCCAACCAATGGGGCAAAATATTTTCATACTAAACAAATGAAAAAACCTATTTGGGCTAAACAAAAAGAAGTAAAAGTAGCGATAGGAAATCACATTTTTTATTAAGGAAAAGACATGACACAAGATACAACAATGGGCAATTTAGAAACTTGGGTTCGTCAGTTAAATGGCGAACTCAATGTTCAAGAAATTGCTAGAACTAAACCCGAACCAATTCCTGATGTAATAGCACCATATTCTGTATTTTTACGAGCTTATGACAAAGTTGGATTATTAGCGGCTACAAATAAAAGAAGATGGGCAAAATGTAATGTAGAATTTGTATTTGATGGTAATACTCGAAAATTAAAAGAAGTAAAAATGATCAATCAGGATGAAAACGATGCAAGATAAACCAATTGCATATTTAATTGAGGAAACAAATTATAAAGGCGATGTAGTATGGAAAATTATTTCTTTTTTTGAGCCTGATGAAATTTCATTTTTAAAACAGTTAAAAAAACAAAAACATAATTTAACAATAACAGAATTAGTTGCAGGCAAAGTAAAACATATTAACGGGGTAAAAAAATATGACAGTAGCAAATTTGTTATTGGGCTTTAAAATTGTTGGTTTTATTTTGTGGGTGGTTATATTTTTGGTTATTTCATTCGTCTTATATACCTTATGGGAACACTTTAATGACTAAAATTATAGATTTTGCAATAAAAATATTAATTATTGCTGGTCTATTTGGATTAATGCTTGGAATATCTTTAGTGTTAGAATTGAGTTTTATCCGATGAGTAATTGTATGGAAGTTTTATTTCGCTATATTGTATTTGATGATTTTGGTGAGCCAATCATTCGCTTTAGAACAAAACATGAAGCTGAATGTTATGTATTGCATAGACCTAATCATAAAATTGAACGCTTACCACCTCAACCTAAAGAAAATGTATTTGATTTAATAACTGAAGAGCCACCATTTTGAGCCACACACTAATTATTGTTACAGGTTTAATTTATACATACATTAGCATTGAACAATTTTGGCTTGGCAATAATGGCATGGGTATCTGTTACTTTGGTTATGCAATAGGAAATGCGGGTTTATATTTAATGGCTAAATAAAAGGATAGCAATGACACAAGATGACAAGATAGGTTTTAAGTCTATGATGGATACAGTAACAACTCTTTATCAAAAGCCAAATTTAGATATAGATACTTTAAGAGTTTGGTTTGCTAAATTAGAAAAATTTGAATTTGGTGTAGTTACAAAAGCTTTTGATAAGTGGGTTGATAATAATAAATTTATGCCAAGTGTATTTGACATCTTACAACTCTGCCGGGAAAAACCTGTCGAATTTGTTCAACTTCAAGCACCTAAACTAAACAATCAACAAAACAAGGCGCAAGCTGATAAGTTATTGGCTATGATCCATGAGAAAATGCCTGTAGAAGATAAGAAGATAAAAGATATGCGTGCATGGGCGCATCGTATTATTGCTAATCCTAAAAACTATCCAGCTATATCTTTAAAGACTGCAAGAGAAGCTATTAATGCAAAATAAATGGAAAAAGGTTAGTAATTTTTGCATAGAGCGCAATAATTATTATATATCTCGTTACAATCTTGCGGATGGCACAAATAGATATGTATTATGGGATGGAAATAAGATGATTAAAATACATGATAACGCAAAGGTGTTAAAACATGAAGCAGAGAGATTGGACACTAACTCTTCAGAATCTTCCGGAACTTCAGATTTATTTGGAAGGGCTAATCAAAGATGGCAAAACACCACAAGTTACGATCAAAGAAAAGGCTGATAAAGTTAGGTCGCTTGAAGCCAATAAATTTTTATGGGGCAAGCTTTATAAAAGTATTAGCAACTTTACAGGATATTTGCCGATGGAAGTGCATTTACTTTGCGGACATCTTTTCTTATCCGAACAGAAAACTATTAACGGAGTTCAAGTTCCTTATGTTCGCTCAACGACTGATCTTACAGTCGAGGAATTTGCAAGTTATATTCAGAGCATTGAGGTCTATTTTTCAAATTTAGGGTGGTCAATTGATGAGTAGGCCAATGTATGAAACAAAAGAAGATTTAAACAAAGAAATTGCTATTCAATCAATATTAGAAGATAGATGGCGTTGTAAGCTTAAAAAAATGCCTATTGCTTATCATATAGATTGGATAGCTTTAAGAAATAATGAGCCATTAGCTTTTGTTGAAATTAAACATAGAGAAAAATTAGAATTTGGTCGATTTCCAACTTATATGATCTCTTTAAATAAATGGCTAAAAGCAAAAGAGCTTGCAAAAGAAATTAATGTTCCATTTATTCTTATAGTAAAATTTATGGATGGCATTTACTATGGTAAATACACTAGCGACATGATTTTGGATAATAAATATGGATTTAATGGCCGTTATGATAGGGGCGATGCTCAAGATGTTGAGCCTATGGTTTATATACCATTATCTATATTTAAAAAGCTATAAACATTAACAATTTTAGAGGGTAAATTATGATAGAATTACTGCTCGGCGTTATTATTATGGCAATCGTCATATATCTTATAAATAGGTAAAATTATGAAAAAAGTGTTTTCAA